TCACCGTTTATAAGAAAATCATTGAAACCAGATCTCTTTGCTACATAATAATTTATTAAACAAAGAATTGGAAAAGATAATCTCCAACCCATTAGTTGACCTCGATTTGTTTCGACTTCTCCATCATCATATATCACAAATGAGTCTAGACCAACGCGTGCATAAGCACATGTTTGTTCATGATCAATTTGTGTAAGAATTCCTTCAAGTAAGGCTTTAGAAGCATTACGGTATATACAATCGGTAGATGCAGTGTAATCTCCACTAAGGTATGTCCCTTTAGGCCAATCTTTAATAAGATCGTCTAATGGTAAACCTTTCGTCAACCCAAAAACTCTTGAGTCGAATTTCTGAAGTCCCTTCAAAAGGGCCTTCTGAAAACTCTCCATACAAGCATGTGATGCTGGACCTTTAGTAATTACTCGAACCTTTAAAGGTTCTTTTAAAGCTATAGGTTTGCATACATATCTTTCGGGCTGTTGCGGAAATCCAAAACTCCTATTGGGAGCCTTAACTTTCATCGATGATTCAAGTTCATCACCTCCTCTCCATACTTGAGTCCAATTTGAATGATCTAAATATTGTTGTAAACAAAGTTTAGATATTTCATTTGGTTTCATATGTATAGGATCGAAGCGTAATGGATTTGTTCCTATTACCCTAATTCCATGATACTTGATACCTTCACGTTTATCAAAGTGTAAATGTAGATGAAATCTACGTTTAAGAGCCTCTAAACAATAATATGTTTTAGATGGTCCTCCACTTTGGAAAAAGTCAAGATGTTTTGGATCATGGTTAGTATTTAAAATGATAATCTTACTCGAAAATAGAGTTCCTTTATCTTTTAAATCTGCCATGGGTAATACGTATTGGTTACAGGAAACTAATGTAATAAGTTCTATAAGATCTTTTCCATCAGTATTCTGTCCAAAATCATCAATTACAGTGAAAGGCTGCCCACTATAACCATCCCAATGTTGTGTGTTCTGTGTTCTAGTATATACTTCATGTGGTAAACCGAGTTCTTTTGCAAGAAACTCAGTCAAGTCCTGGTTGAGAAAACTCTTCCCAACACCTGGTCTTCCACTAAGTAATATACAGAACGGTTCAACTCTATAATTTTCTCTCTTACGAAGGTAGGATTTTGTCCCACCTTCCTTTCGAGAACATTCTATTGTTGCACCCCGTCCTCCATCATGTAGGACGTACGGATCGTAAAGTTTCTTCACGATTTTGCCAAATTGTTGACCAAGATTGAATAAATCTTTCTCTACATCTGGTGGACAACTTCCTCCAGACGTCAACATCTTCTTATGCTTCATAAGAGATTCTTTGACATTTTCGTTTGAAACTTCATGACACAACCTTTTGATTTGGTTAACCGACCATATAAACTTAAGGCGTCTTCGATTACTGTTTTCTCCATATCTCTCTCGAGTTTTATCTTGGATATATCCATGATATTTCGTAGGGAACAACGGAAAGTAATCGTTGCACTTATCAGGTAGTTCTTGTCGTAATTTACGTGCAACAAAGTATGTAATACTTTGTTTAATCGTAGGTACAATTTGAACTTCTGATAAATCCTTGAGTTTACCCTTGTAATAGGCAAGGAGATGGTCACGAGTTGCGAGTCGACAGCCAACTTCTTTCAAAAGATTGAAGATGACATCGGCAAGCTTCTCAGCGTGTCTCTCGTGAAATTTCACTTGAGGCTTGCGCCTCACGGCATTTATATTCACGCCACCCGGCGAACTCCTCTTGTTCGCGATGGCGTTGGTATTAATGTTTGCGGTTCTGGGGTCCTGGACGTAACTGTTAAGGATTACTCAACCACAACAACTTTAATTGCTGTGTATACGTTGGTCAGAAATGACATGGCTTTTGGCCATACTTGATGCGAACCAGCA